GTAGCGAATATACCTGTAGGGTGGAAGTTGGCCACCCTTACAGATTGATATGATTTTTTAACGGTATTGATGAGATTTGGTGGTATGTTCATGTAGCTCCTCCTTAATATCATCAACACGAGATTCAATGCTATCCACACGTGATGTTAATTTCACATGCTCGGTATATGCCTTTGTGCGTTGTTCACGAGATAACTTAATTTCTTCCTTTAGGTCTTTTAACGTTTCAATTAAGCTCCCCATTTTCTCTTGAATCATTAAATTATCTTGCAGTCTTTGCAAATCTAACTTTTCAAGCAACGGAATAACCAACACTTTATATCCAAGTCCAGCAACCACCGCAACTATAGATAATGTGGTTAGGATATCATTAAGTTCAAATTGCCATGTCCACATAGGCACTCCTTTCTTATAATACTTCTATAACTTTTGTGTACATCAACTTCATTCGAGCATTATAGAATTTAATTGTGATTGGTCCTGTTGTAGATGGTAAAGGTAGGTTTATTACCTGACTTTCCATGAATTGGACTTCGCCATCGTTGATTTGGAACGGTAACGTTGTAACATAATAGATTTCTAAGATGCCGTCATGAATTTGTACACTCGGATCTGTTAAATCAATATCTCTATTAAAATTTATTCCCGCAACTTGTGCCTTAATGTATTCAAGCATAATACCTTCAAGACTATTGCTATGAAGTAGCATGTTCCAATCCAATAATAGTTCTTTAATTTTAGCAACGGTTTCAAGATTGACATTATCACCTTGCGGACCTTTACGGCCACGCTCACCAGTCTCCCCTTTTTCTCCTCGTTCACCTTTCAAGGCAGCTAACTGCTCTTCAGTAAAGTCAGTGTACTTAAACGGCTCGCCCTTAGGGCCTTGTTCTCCGTCTTCCCCAGTATCACCTTTAGGGCCTTTGAGTGCATTAAGCTGTTCCGGTGTAAAATCAGAATATTTAAAAGGCTCGCCTTTAGGGCCTGGAATACCTTGTTCGCCTTTATCGCCTTTTTCTCCCTTTAATTCTAGTTTTTGTTCTTCGGTTAATTCCTCAAAACGTAACGGCTCGCCTTTCGGTCCTTGTACTCCATCTTCACCTTTAGGACCAGGGTCGCCTTTTGGCCCTTGCAATTTAATAATTTGAGTTGCATCTTTAACGTTTACTTTATCTTCTGCACCCATATAAATATTAATAGTATTTTCACTCATTTTATTTACCTCTGTTACTAACACCTTCAAGAATAGTTAATTGCCCTTTAATAAGACATTTAATAGGTCGGCTACCCGCCCAAATAAACAAATCCCACGCATACCTACCAGCATGTAATTCGTTCGTATCCAAAGAAAGGATAATTCTACAGCTTTCATCGGCTGTTAAATTATCCTTTGATACTTCAATATTGAATTTAGCTCTATACCGCTCGTCTTGGGCAAACTTTCTCACGCATGAAAACAAATCCTCGGCCTCTACTGTGCCGTTATATCCGATAGTCAGCGTAATATATTCACCCTTAATAGCAGATAGATTATGCTTGACTGGTGTCATTATCTTCACCTGCTTCTAGTTCTATTAGTTCATTATGGATACATCCCTCTGTAGGGCAAGTTCCATTTTCATTTAATGTCGCATAACAAAATTCACAAAACTTCATTACAGGAACATCACTTTTAATTTCGAACGCTTCCATTATTTCACCGCCTTGATTTTTAATACCATTTCTTGATTTAACTTCTTAAATTGTTCTTGCAAGTCGGTAATATCACCGTTAATTAATCGACGTCTCAATACCATTTGTTCTAGCGTTTCAAAACGCCCGTTGTAATAATTTCTAATTTCGGCGATTTTTTCAGCCTTAGTAGGTTCCTTTGGCTGTGGTTCTACAAACTTGCTGTCTACATAGAATTTACCTTTCATAAACTCGTCAAGCATAGCATCGCCGTCGGAGGAGTAAATATACTCGGCGGCATCCGGCCATTCTTGTTTTGCAGTTGCTAACAACTGCTCTTGCGTTACTGTATTATCAACAAAGGACGTAATTCGCTCGCCCATTTCATTTAACACAAATACATATTGATTCATAGTAGTATCCTTTCGGAGGTGAAATTATGCGCCGTTACGCTATTATGCTTAAACGTAGACAACGCAATACCATTACATTAAGGCAACTATTTATCGAGTGGTTGCCTATTCACTCGCAGTCTATTTCTAATAGTGCTGTTAAGTCTTATCACATTGCTTTTAAACACATATCCAACATATCGGATATGCCTATCACGAATATTCATTTTCAGCACCTTCAGAACGTAATTAACTCCATGCACGTAAAAGGACTTTCTTACTCGTCTTGTAAGAAAGTCCGCTCGTTATTTAATCAATTATTAAATTACGCAATCATCAAAGATTACCCTATCACTAATTACTCCCTACACTTAAAACTAGGCCCCAATATACCAACGATTCAGAGAAAAGTGTTTACTCGTCAACAAATTAATAAGTTATGGGCAATAGATACTCCTTATTCCCATATGATTTTAATACTTCTATACACTGGCCTCCGCATAGGTGAGCTTCTTAATTTACGCAAGCAAGATATTTATAAACGATCATCATACCTCATCGTAAGACACGCTAAAACGAAAGCTGGTGAAGGTCGTATCATTCCCTTACATCACCGCATCATGCCCCTAATTGAGCAACTATACACTAATAGAGACGATTACCTATTTACTATCAGTTACACAACATTCCATAAGCATTTCAAGGATATTATGAAACAGTTAAATTGTAAGCATACTATCCATGACACTCGTCATACATTTGCAAGCCTACTTGATGCGGTCGCACCACCTAACGCTTTACGTTCATTGTTAGGCCACAAACAAGGCGATATTACCACCAGAGTATACACACATAAGACTATTCGTGAGCTACGTAAAACCATAAAATTATTAAAATAACTCCCCAGTGGGGATTAACTTGGTTTTTAAATCAAAATACATTTTGTGATGTAACATTGCCTATCAGTTGTAATGTTTTAGTCGCATTGTGTACAGATGATAGCGCAAGTACGACTACAAGAGGCGATGAGTTCTATGTTTCTTGGAATAGTGGATTTTCAAACAACAATAGAAATTCAATTCGCTTTTTAACAAACAGAGGTAACGCAGGCAACTTTACATGGCTATGCTTGGGGATTAGCTAATTCCTAGTGCGAACCAATAATAGCTACCTACATATTGGTCGTTGCCGATAAATACTGCTTTTGTATTGTTGCTTTCTCTACCGACATTCGATATATATTTAGGTGTCTCTGAGCCTTCCCAAAATGCATCCATTGCACCTACTATAAATACCGTTGAAAATCGTATAGGATATGTAACCGTGCTCTTTTGTTGATTATCAGCACCACCAATTCCCCACTGGGCATTAAGCTTTACCAACTGCAATCCAAAGACAAGGTCTCGAGACTGTGCTATGTTCTACTCTAAAATTAAAATAAGAAACTTTTTCAAATCCTGTATTGTTAATATTGTAGATTTTTATACTATCGCTTGAAGCCCCAATTATACAAGGTATTACAGAAAAGCACTCACCAAATGCTATTGGGAATGTAACCCAATGACTATTTTCCTCAGAACCATAGTTATCACGTCCCCACTGGATAGTGAAGCCGTTGGCAAATTTAACAAAGCCAGCGTTAGCATCAAGTTTAGATGCCACTATAGCGCCTTGACCTAACAGGCTTTTAAGAGTACCTAAGTTAAGCACTTTATTAATATCACTATCATTGTAGTTAGAAGTAATAAAGTTAATAATTTCTTGTGAATTATCACCCTTTGTTACTTGCAAGCCTTGATTATGCTTAGTAATTGATTTTGCATATTGGCTAGATGTAGTATCTAGCTTTTTATTAAAAGCGTCTTGATGTGCATTTGTAGCGGAATTATGAGCTTTAATAGATTCATCTAGTTGTTCTCTTGTAACAGCCGTAGATAAATCTATAAGACCTTTTACATTAGGATTGTCTCCTACCCCTAAAGCAATTAATAGGCGTTGCATTGGAATTGCATTTGTTTTATCTGGAATATAAGAGGTTAATCCACTAGCGTTAGAATATCCTATGAGTTTCTCTTGGCCACTGTCTCCATTTTTCCCATAGATACCTACTTCTCTCCAATAAAATCCTGTTTCAACTTTTTTATTATCAAAGTTAAATTGTAACTGCATTTGCCCATTTGTTACTTCTTTGATATTACTTAATCCAATTTCTAATTTAGGATTAACAAGAGATGTTAAGCTATCAATACTTTTTGTTAATTGTCCATCTCCTATTACTGCCTTTGTAATGATTAATCTATCATCAGCTCTTCCTGTTGCTGATTTTAAAATCATTTTATTTCCTTGTAGGGTTAAACTAAGTCCCGGAAACTGTGCCATATTATCCTCCTATTTCAATTACTTCTTCATATCCAATTACACTTCCATAATAGAGATTGTGCTCGATT